ATGACCGAGAGCAAAATCCTCCCCGTCCTGCCGCTGAGAGACATCGTCGTCTTTCCGCACATGGTCGTGCCGCTGTTCGTAGGACGCGAGAAGTCCGTGCGGGCGCTGGACGAGATCATGAAGGGCGACAAGCAGATCCTGCTCGCCACCCAGAAGAACTCCGTCGACGATGATCCGGCGGCGGACGCCATCTATCAGACGGGCGTTCTGGCCACTGTCCTGCAACTGCTGAAGCTGCCCGACGGCACCGTGAAGGTGCTGGTCGAGGGTAGGGGCCGTGCGCGCCTGACCCGCTTCACCGACCGCGAAGACTATTACGAGGCCGAGGCCGTCGAGATCGCCGATGAAGAAGGCGACGCCTCACAGAGCGAAGCCCTGCTGCGCGCGGTGATCGAGCAGTTCGAAAACTATGTGAAGCTGAACAAGAAGGTCCCGCCCGAGGCCCTCAGCTCCATTCCCCAGATCAGCGACCCGTCCAAGCTGGCGGACAGCGTGGCCGCCCACCTGTCGGTGAAGATCGCCGACAAGCAGAGCCTGCTGGAAACTATCGACGTGCCGGCCCGCCTGGAGAAGGTCTATGGCCTGATGGAGGGCGAAATCAGCGTCCTCCAGGTCGAGAAGAAAATCCGCTCGCGCGTGAAGCGCCAGATGGAGAAGACCCAGCGCGAATATTATCTGAACGAGCAGATGAAGGCGATCCAGCGCGAGCTGGGTGAGACCGACGACACGCGCGACGAACTGCTGGAACTCGAAAAGCGTATCCGCAAGACCAAGCTGTCCAAGGAAGCCCGCACCAAGGCCGAGGCGGAGCTGAAGAAGCTGCGCAACATGTCGCCGATGTCGGCGGAATCGACCGTGGTGCGCAACTATCTCGACTGGCTGCTGTCCGTGCCGTGGGGCAAGGCCAAGACCAAGCCCATCGACCTGCAGAAGGCCGAGGACATCCTCGAGGAGGACCACTACGGCCTCGAAAAGGTCAAGGAACGGATCATCGAGTATTTGGCGGTTCAGGCGCGCACCGGCAGCCTCAAGGGCCCGATCCTGTGCCTGGTCGGCCCTCCGGGCGTCGGCAAGACCTCGCTGGCCCAGTCCATCGCCAAGGCGACGGGGCGTGAGTACGTCCGCATGTCGCTGGGCGGCGTGCGCGACGAAAGCGAAATCCGCGGTCACCGCCGGACCTATATCGGCTCCATGCCCGGCAAGATCATCCAGTCGATGAAGAAGGCCAAGACGACCAACGCCTTCGTGCTGCTGGACGAGATCGACAAGCTGGGCTCCGACTGGCGCGGGGATCCGTCCTCGGCCCTGCTGGAAGTGCTGGACCCGGCCCAGAACTCGACCTTCGGCGATCACTATCTGGAGGTCGACTACGACCTGTCGCAGGTCATGTTCGTGACCACGGCCAACAGCCTGAACATGCCTCAGCCCCTGATGGACCGGATGGAGATCATCCGGGTCAGCGGCTACACCGAGGACGAAAAGGTCGAGATCGCCAAGCGTCACGTCCTGCCGAAACAGCTCAAGGATCACGGCCTGAAGGAAGGCGAACTGATCGTCCCGGAAGAGACGATCCGCGACCTGATCCGCTACTACACGCGTGAAGCCGGCGTGCGTTCGCTGGAACGCGCCCTGGGCGGACTGGCCCGTAAGGCGGTGCGCGAAATGGCCAAGACCAAGGCCGTCTCCATCACCGTCGATGCGGCCAAGCTGGCCGAATACGCGGGCGTGAAGAAGTTCCGCTATGGCGAGACGGACGCTGAGGATCAGGTGGGCATCGTCACCGGCCTGGCCTGGACCGAGTTCGGCGGCGACATTCTGACCATCGAGGCGATCAAGATGCCGGGCCGTGGTCGCATGACGGTGACCGGCAACCTGAAGGAGGTGATGAAGGAGTCGATCTCCGCCGCCGCCTCCTATGTCCGCAGCCGTGCGCTCAGCTTCGGCGTCAAGCCGCCGGTGTTCGAGAAGACCGACATCCACGTCCACGTGCCGGACGGCGCCACCCCCAAGGACGGCCCCTCGGCCGGCGTGGCCATGACCGTGGCCATGGTTTCGGTCCTGACGGGCATTCCGATCCGCAAGGACATCGCCATGACCGGCGAGATCACCCTGCGCGGGCGGGTCACCGCCATCGGCGGCCTGAAGGAGAAGCTGCTGGCGGCTCTGCGCTCTGGCGTGAAGACGGTGCTGATCCCTCAGGAGAACGAGAAGGACCTGGAGGATGTGCCGGAGAATGTGAAGTCGGCGCTGGAGATCATCCCGATCTCGACCGCGGACGAGGCGCTGAAGTGGGCCCTGACCGGCACGCTGACGCCGGTGGAGTGGGACGAGGCGGCCGAGCCGCTGCTGCCCGCGCCGCAGGCGACGCCGGCGCAGGACGGAACCGCCGTCAGCCACTAGGCGGGTTTTCGCTACGATTAAGACGGGCGCGGCCCGGGGCGACCCGGGCCGCGTTTCTGTTTGCGCGCCCACGTTCTTTGACGAGCGGGGCCAGAAGCCTTTAAGTGCGCCCCGGGGAAATGCTGGGGAGCAGAACCAATGAACAAGACTGAGCTGATTGGCGTCATGGCCGAGGCGGCGGGCATCAGCCGCGATCAAGCCAAGCTGGCGCTGGAAGCCTTTACCGACAATGTGACCGCCTCGCTGACGAGGGGGCGCGACGTGCGCCTGGTCGGTTTTGGCAGTTTCATCGCCGTCGACCGCAAGGCCGGAACCGCACGCAATCCTCAGACCGGCGAGGCCATCGCCCGCCCGGCGTCGCGCACCGCCCGCTTCCGGGTTGGGGAAGGATTGAAAAGCGCCTTGAACGGCTGAGCGTACACGGGCATTAAGCGCGCCTGACGCACACGTCATGAGGGCGGCTAGCTCAGCTGGTCAGAGCATCTCGTTTACACCGAGAGGGTCGGCGGTTCGAACCCGTCGCCGCCTACCACTTTAAGTCATTGAAAATGCAACATTTTTAATGTGGACGCTGCTTCGGGAGTCTGTCTGGTTTCCGGAATGGTTCCCAAGAAACGCTTTGGGTGGCATTCATATTTTCATGCATAAATACCTACGCGACCGTAGTGGATGATTCTGCTAGAAGCGCGTTCCGCTATCTGCGGATGGAGGATTGTTGGATATGAACCTAGCGCTGTTCACCAGCATTGCGGTTCTTGGCGGTATATCCGCCTTGCTGTTTGGCTTGGTCGAATTTGGTTTGAGGCTCGTTCGTCGGGGCGTGAGGAAGTCTGTGCTTGAACGTAGCGAAGCGTCGTTTAAGCGCCCTGCTGAAAGCCATGTCCATCTGACGTCAGCGCAGATCAAGCGTGTGCGAGCTGCAGCTGTTGGCGGCGATCAGAATAAACTCCGCCGTGAGTTGATCTCTGCAGCCAAGCTGCAGTCGGAAATCGAGCGCGAACTTGTGAGCTAGTTTTGGCTGAGACTTTCGTCGGGTGGGTCCCCACAGCGCTTGGACGACTGTCGTTCAGCCGGATTGGTGACGAGTTCCAAAAGCACGCAGTTGTCTCATCGGTGCCAGGTCTTGGTGGGCCGGCTGGCATCTTTGGTGCCAAGCGCACAGTTGAAGACCTATCAACATCGGTGTGGGACCGTATCCTCGGCAAAGGCGTCGATGTGACGGACTATGCCTTCTTCCTAGAAACTATTTCCGCTGATCTCCCTTACCCCTGCAAGCATTCCCCGAAGCATGGCCCATCGTGCGCGGTGAAGCTCGAACCCACCACTGCTGGAGCGTTGCAAGGCCGGGTTTATTTTACGCAATCGGCTAGGGGTGTGTTTGCGCGAGGGCCGGCGGTCAAGGGCTTGGCGCTGCTGCGAGACACAGCGGTGTCCGGTGCGAAACCCCAATCTGACAGGTGGGCAGGTTATCGGGGGAGTGAACGAAGGGTGGCGGCAGCTTGGCGGCTGATGCGGCTTCGGCTTCTTGGACGAGGGGCGATAAGTAACTTCGGAGAAGCAGATGTTCTTCTATTGCGCACAGGTGAGTGTCGCGTCACTCTTCGTGAAGATCGTCAATCGCTTTTGCTCGGCATGGCTAAATACTCTCGGCCTAACATAGTTCACCAAATCACCTTCCAGAATTTTCAGCGCATGTTTTTGGAAGATTCTGCTGAGGGCGTATTTCGAACCATTCGTGATTTGGTTCACAAGCACTACCATCATGATGGCGATAATTACGTATTTAGCCCTGTTGCTAGGGTTACGGCGCAAGATGATAGTAACTGGCGACGTCAAACACGCGACGGCCTAATGCGGATGTGTATGGCCGAAAGACGTAAGGGGCATGCCGCTTCGCTTCGAAATGCCCTAGGAATTCTTGCTTACGTCGACGCATTTGATCGACATCTCGCGCGTTGGTATTTGAGGAATGGTCGACCGGTCGATGGCCGACAGAGTGCCGCATATGATTTTTCAGCGCTTAAGGCATCTATAGATGCGGGGTTGAAGGCCAGAGAACTTGCAGACCAGACTATTCGACAGCGTCTACTTTTTGCTTTCGGTTTCATGGTCACAGTTATCACGTTACTGGCCCCAATATTCCGAGAGCCGCTAACGAAGGCTGTTTCGAGCTCCCAGCCTCTCACTCCCCATCATTTTCTTACCGATGCTCTTGGGTTCATGGCGCGCCATCCGGTAGCCTCGCTTGCTGCTGCCGCAGGATTCGGGTGGCTGTTCGATTTGGCCGTTACAAGGCTCTCGATCACCCGACTGGATACCGTTTGGCAGGCTGTGACAACAAAGGCTGCGGATAAATTCATCGCTACCCTACGACAGATGAAGGTGGGGTCGCGCCTGTCGCAATGGATCGCAGTGGGAGTGTTGGGGGGCGGAATACTGGCTCTTATTGGTGTGTGGCTTAATATTGCCATCGAGGTCGTTGGATCTGCCTCGGCCTACATCGATAGCGTAAGAGGTATGTTCCGCTAATTTAGGCTTTCTATCTAGAAAGTGCTTCATCCGAACTTGTTTCTGACGTCGTCCTGGTAGTCGGGGCGATGATGTCCGTAGTTCTTCACTAGGGTCGTGACGGACATGCCCAGGAAGCCAGCGGCGGCCCAAAGGTCGGCCTTCTTTTCCATCAGCCAAGTCGCGCTGGTGTGGCGCATCCAGTGCGGAGAGATCTCGCGGGCGAGGCCGGCGTCAACGACGCAGCTTTGGAACGAGCGTTTCACGCGAAGGACTGGTTCGCCGTTAAAGTGGATTACGGCATTGATACCGCGCGCCTGGTCCATGCGGCGCCAGCGCCGCATGTGAGCCAGCAGGCGATCGGGGAAGGCGACGATCGGGCGACGCTTGTTTCTGTGCTCCCGAACCTCTCGGCCGCGCCGGTACATGACGCCGCTGACGACATCGGCCCAGGGATTCTGAGGGCTCTCCTCCCAAAGTGCTGCAGTCGTCACGCTGGATCGAGAGCCGGTGTAGATCGAAAGGAGAATGAAGCGCGTGAGATGTCGCCGGTTCTGCCGTGACGAGATCGACAGACGCGACCAGGTGCCGGGGCGGAGTCTGCCTGGGAGAACCGGGCCATGGCCCTCGGTGAAGCGATAGCCCATCGCAGCCTTCAAAAGGCGGGCGGCCATGTCGCGGGTCAGGGCGTCGCGGGGCGTCTCGGCTTTGCGCGGCAGTACGACCTGGGGAACCACCTTCAGGTGATGTTCCTCATGCCATTTGCTGATCGCGGTCTGCAGGCATTCCAGTTCGCGCCTCGCGGTCTGGTCGCCGACGCGCGGGGCGTTGTCTGGATCTTTCGTATAGGTCTTGTTCGGGTCGGTGATGCGCTTGGCGACGTAGGCCTCGCAGGTGGACCGCCGGACGTCCGCAAGGGTCTTGTCGTCCCACCAGAGCAACAAGGCCTCGATAAATGAGGCTTCCTTTCCCGGATGCGCCAGCTTCAGCGCGGGGCCTGCAGCATACTCGGCAAGGACCTCAGCTACGAAGACCTGAGCTGGATCACTTCGCCTTGCCCGTCCGTCATCTTCGGATTCCGCGATGGGCTGGGCGTTCTTGCTGAGGATGTATTCGGCAAGTTGCTCCTCCGCCCCGCCAGGTCCCTCGCGGCGATCCGGGCCGCAGCCTGTGCTGACCTCAAACGTGCCGTCGCGGATGAAATAGCGGTCGGGGAGGGCGACGCCGTTGGTCTTGCGGCGGCCTCTTCTGAGATAGAGGCGGGGGCCTTTGGCGTAACGGGACATGCAAAAAGAGCCTTGAGGTTGGCCGGCGTCACCCAATAGGCGCCGCCAACCTTGGACGCCGTCAAGCGTTCCCGGTGAATCTCGAGGCGAAGCGTCGAGATGGTGATGGGGAATCGATGTGCGAAAACTGACGCTATTTCTTCCAGACGCATAGGGTCGTCGTCGGCCCAGTCCTCAGGCATAGGGCGCTCCACCGTCCGGTCGACGCGGGGGCGTGACATCAGAGAACGCGCTCCTTCAGGGCAGTTCTAATACGGAGGCGGCCCAGCGGCGTCAGGCGATAGCCATCTCGGTCGCTGAAAACGGCATCGCCGCCGATCTTGTCGCGGATCTGCGCCATGAGGGGCCCGATGGCGCCGACGTTGCGGAGGATCGCCAGATCAGATCGCGGCAAGCGCTTGCGGATGGTATAGCGCGTCAGGGGCTGGCGCTCTTCCTCCAGGCGCGCGGCGATCCAGGCCGCGCCGGCCGACAGACCAAAGGCCTCGCCGATGGCGACGGCCCGCACGTCGTCGAGGGCGGCGCAGGCGCGGTCCACGATAGCGGTTCGAAGGTCAAGGATCATGCGGTCGCCTCGGCGAACAGGTCGGGGTGGGGCGGCGCGCTATCGGCGCCATAGACGGTTCGAAGCGACTGTTCGGCCCATGTGCAGTGCCCGGTCGCGTCGTGGTGCCGGGCGGCGACGCCGGCGGCGTTCCGGCCTAGCCAATGCGCGGCCGTGCCGTGGCAGACTGTGCAGCCGGCGCGCACCTGGCGCGATGTTTCTGATTCGCGACTCATGAGCGAACCCGCCACCTGATCAGGATGACGGCGCCGATCAGAGCGAGAGCGAGAGGCAGCATCAGGCGGCAACATCCAGAACAGCCGCGGAGGAAGCATCGTCCTTAGCTGAGCCAGCTCTGCGAGCTTCCTCTTCCAGCAGCTGCTCGTTCACACGATCGGCCAAGGCTTCTGCGATCTGCCAAGCGCGAGTCGCGAAGGGGTCTTCGTCGCGAGGAATCTCTGGCCTGACTTCGAGCAGCTGCTGGAGGGCAAGGAACAGTTCCGGGGCCGCGCGGGCCAAGACGCCATCGCCAACGACATGGTCGGTTTCGAGCGCGGCTGCCCAGAGGTCGGCCTTGCCCTTGAAGTTAGCGAAGATCGCCCCGGTCGACATGCCGGCTGCCTGTGCGATCTGGCGGATCGTGCCGCGTTCGTATGAGCCAGGTTCAGCCCAAAGGTCGCGAGCGGCCTTCAGCACTTTCTCCCGAGTTGCTGCCTTGGCCAGCTGGCGCTTGTTCAGTCGTTCGGTCATGGGATTGCCCTTCAGCCTGCAGCCAAAGCTGCGACGTCGATCGCCTTGGCGACATTCAGCAGGTTGTGTTGTTGGGTTGCGGGCAGGCGGCCGAAAATACGGGCCAGGTGAACGCCAGTGATGTTCTGGCCCATTGCTGCGACCGGGTCGGGCATGGCGCTGCCGTCTTCGCGAAGCGCCGGCAGCAGATCGATCGGCTCGATGCGAAGCACGTCTCGGATCCGGGCGACCGTCGAAAGGGCGAGGCGGTTGTCGCCGCGCTCGTATTTCTGGATCTGCTGGAAGCTGATGCCGAGCTTGGCGGCCACTTCAGCCTGGCTCAGGCCGAGGCGGTTTCGGGCCGCACGAAGGCGGGTGCCGATTTCGATGTCGATGTCAGAGGCGGTGCGACCGGCCATTAGAGGCGACCTTTCAGCAGCAGGAAGACGAGGAGGTAGGCGGCAAGCGCGATCAGGGCTGCGCGCAGCAGCAGGGGGCGGTCGGGCTTCATCCTCGCAGCCACAGTCCCAGGAAGATGAGCGCGCAGACGCTGAGACAGACCGGGGAGCCGATCAGCAGGTCGACAGCGGAGGCGGACGCGCCGGCGACGGCGACGACCAGGTAGAAGCGTGCGACCACAGAGAGGCGAGGGCGGCGGCGTGGCAGTTCGCGGACCATGATGGTCGGTCGGGTGCTGAAGGCCTCGCTGCCGGCGATGTTGTGGGGCTGGCTCAAGGGGTGATCTCCTTAAGGGCATCGGCGCGGGCGGCGTTCAGGTCGGCCTGGGCCGCTTCGTCGCCGCCGATGTTGGGGTGGGTTTCGCGGGAGGCGCTGGTCATTTCGCACCCTTGAGGGTAGCGGCGCCCACAGCGACGCCTTTGTGGATCGTCTGCGCCGCGGCCATCATGGCGATCGTCTGAACCGTCGGGTTGTTGACCAGGCCGATCGTCACGCCGAGGCCATGAGCAACGCCCATCCAGCGTTCCTGAAAGCCCTTTGGGATCTTGATGCCGGTCTGCCCGGCCATGTGCCAATGATCGGCCATGACCAGCGCCTGGGCTGAAAGAGACAGGGTCGCCTCGAGGTTCGGTTCGCCCGCCCTGTAAGTGGGGGATTCCTTGGCGACTTCGCGCGCAGCGTCGAGCAGCAGCAGGGCTGCTTCGGCCAGCCGGTCGGCGGCGGGTTGGGTCACGATCGACACTCAGATCTCTCCCAGGGCGGAGAGGTAGAGATCGAGGATGGCCTCCTCTTCCTGGCGCTTGGCCTTGTCCTGCTTCCGCAGGCGCAGGACCTTGCGCAGGATCTTGACGTCGTAGCCCTCGCCTTTGGCTTCGGCGAAGACCTCCTTCATGTCGACCATGACGGCCTGCTTGTCCTCCTCGAGGCGCTCCAGGCGCTCGATGATGGAGCGTAGGCGGCCTTGGGCCGAGGCGGTCAGGACGTCGGACGATGCGTCGAAGACGGCGTCGCCATTGGGCTGTGCTGAGGCCATCAGAAGCCGCCGTCCGTGACGACAGGCTCGGACACCAGAAGAAGGCCGACGTGCGAGCCTCCCTCCTCAGTGTCTAGCAGACCGCCCTCGATGGCGTGGACGTCGCCGCCCGCGGTGACGAAGAAGACCTCGGCGTCCGGGTCGGCCAGCGCCTCCATCTTGGCGATCAGGTCTTTGATTTTCAGGGCCACTACGCGGCCTCCTTAAGGGTGGAGCGAAACTCGGCGGCAATCATCGTCCCGACGGCATCGACGTCGGCGTCGACGGCCATAAGGGCGGCCTCCAGGGCGGGAAGCTGGTCCTCCGGGGTGTTGGGGTGCTCGATCTGGAAGATCAGGCTGCAGGCGCGGTTCTCGAGGCGAGTGCGCTGGGCTTTCAGCCGCTGAAGCCGGGTCATGCTGCGACCTTCTTGCGGGCGGAGGCCAGCCAGTTCCTGACGCAGCCATCGAGTCCGTGGGTGCAGGTCGAGGTGACGCCGGCGATACTGATGCGATTGGCGTCGTGGGTTCGGGTGATGCGGGCCTGAACGTCCCGCTCGAGGACGTGGACAAGGGCGGCAAGCCCTGTGGTCCGGCGGTCCCAATAGTCGGCGGCGTCGCGCGGGCCGATGTGCTCGATGGCGGCGTCCAGCGATCCCTGGACCCTTGCGATCAGGAACAGATCGAGGGTCGGGCGTTTCGTTGTCTTGGTCATGCCGCAGCCCTCGAAGGCGTGGCGGCGGCGTTCAGCGACTGCAGGGCCTGGGTCGGAGTTTTGCCGAGCAGGTGCCAGAGGGCGATGTCGCAGTCGGCAGGCTCGCGGCCGAGGGCGGCGGCGGTTTCGACCAGGTCGCCGCGGAAGCTGTGATGCACTTCCTTCAGCGTGGACAGCTGGCCGACGGACCAGCCTGAAGGGCCGTTCTTGCGGGCGTAGTGGGTGAGGGAAGCGCGGAGGCGCCTTCCCTGAACCTGTAGCTTTGCGGATGCGGGCATTCGCTCCCCCTGTTCAACGTCAGGAAGAGTTCGGATAAACCGACGTTCTAGTCAAGATCAAAAAGTCGGATAATCCGACGCATCGGATCGTGGTAAGCCGAAAACGCTTAGAATCGGTCTGTGACTGTTAGTCAGGAAGGCTTGGTTGGGCTCGGGGAAAATGACGCAGAGCTATCGACGATCGTCCTAGCGGCGCTTCTCAGTTGTCGAATGGCGAGGGCCTCGCCAGGCGGCATTAGGAGCTCGAAGGGTTCGACGCCCAGCCACACTGAGACTTGGTCAACCGTCTCTTGGGTATAGCGCTGCTTGCCATTCCATAAGTCGCTTGCCTTCGCTCGAGGCCACCCGAGTTCACGCTGGGTGTCGGCCTGGATCTTGCCGAGGAAGGTGCACCATTCGCGAAGATACCAACGGTGCCCGAGATCGGCGGGCGGTGTGGATGATCGTTTGGTGGGCTTTCCCGACATGCCCCAACTGTGTGCGGCGCCAGTCATCTTGTCGGCCCCGATAATCCGAACGAATCGAGTTGACTCAAACGTCGGATTATCCGAACTATCGAACCTATGAAGCTGGTTCGGCTCCGAAAAACGCGAAATTGGTCGCAAGACGACCTAGCTCGGCTTCTGGGCCTGAGCTCGCGCGGCCACATCAGTGACTGGGAAAACGGTCGAGAGCGCGTTCCTGCTGAGCACGCCATCGCCATAGATCGTATATCGGGCGGAGAGTGCACCGTTGCTGACTTGCGCAGCGATCTCCACGACGTGCGCGTCATGCATCCCGAGAGGCCATAGCCATGGCGCCGGGGGGCTTGATCACCGACTGCGACGACTGCGCCTGGCAGGGCTGCTTCAAGGCGACCGGATGTCTGCGGGCGGTTGCCGCTGAGCGCGGCGTTGATCCGAATGAACTGCTGGATCAGATGCCGCCGCTGCTCCTGGTACGAACCTTGACGGCGGCCGAGCTGGAAGAGCTCGCAGCCGAGATCGCGGCAGACCGACAGCCTCTGATCCACATTCCCCTTGGAGCGACGCATGACTAGCGCCGCGCCCTCCCCACGCCTCGCCCGTGCCGCCTCGCGGGACGAGGCTGGAACGCCCGGCGCCACCGGCCAGACTCTGCGTCGTGCCGGGCGTTCCTCCCCTTTCTCGGCCCCGCCCTGCCTGGGCAGGGCCATGGCTCTGTCGCGTTCGGAAGGCTGCGCCTTCCCGACCCGACGCGGCTTCCAGTTCACCGCCACCTCTCCTTTCAAACTGATGGCGGTGTTTCCCGTCGGCGCGACGTTCAACCACGTCCCCCCTGTCGCGCCGGCGGGCTTCTCCTTTGACGAAGCAGGGATGCGGTGCTGACCCGTCCCTTTGCTCCCGTACTGGCCCTGTCGGCCGAAGCGTCCCCAATCGGTTTCCGGTTTGTTCGAAGACTTAACGAAGTCTTGCCGCGCCGCGCCTGCTGCGCGCGCCTGAACTCTCTGCATCGACACTTGCTGAAGCGCCTCGCCCTGGACCGCGAGCGCGGGGGGATCCCGTAGCGCCCATGACGCAGCGCCGCGGTCAGAAGGCTCCGCCTTCTCGATCCGACGCGGCGAGTGCGCCCCCACCACATCGGCAAGCGCGCGACGCCAGCCAGACGGCCGGACCGATCCGCAACCGCTCATCCATTCGCCTTCTGGCGCCGGGGGATGAAATTCGCGGTGCGGAACGACGACGCCAGAGGCGGCGCGCACGACCCCCTTGCCCTCATCAAAGCCAAACGTGGCCGCCTTACGGACGGTCATCGGGACGCCTTTTGCCAACGCCCGGCCCTGAACCGCCGGAGCGAACGCATGTCTGCGCCCGGTGCTCAGCGCCGTCAGGCGGATTCGCAGGGAGCGAATCCTATGAACCCGCGCCAGCACGCGTATCTCGCGCGCACGCTTCAGGACGCCTGTGGCGGCGTCGATGCCTGCCTGAACATTCTCGAGGTCACGCCCTTCAAGATGGGCCGCACCCACATGTACGACTGCCGGGAGCCTGGCAGCGGACGCACCATGCCGATCGGGGCGGTGACGTTCCTGGAGCAACATCAGCAGCGCGCCACCGGCCAGGCGGGGATCTACACGCCGGCGCTGGCCTCGAGCGATCAGGAGCCGACCGAGGCCCAGTGCGCGACCAGCGAGGCCTGTGAGGCCAGCGAGGTCATGGCCATCGCCCAGCGCTTGGTCCGCAAGGCGGGCGAGGACAACGTCTATAGCGAGACAGAGAAGCGGGAGATCGAGCCGCACCTGCTGCGTGTTGAGGCCCACATCCGCGGCGTCCGCGCCGCCATGGACGCCACGTCATGAGCGCGGCTGTCATGATCGAAGGCGTCGGCCGGCGCGAGCCGCTTCACCGCCGAACAAACCAGAAGGTGCGCCGGAACAGCCACGCCGTGCGGCGCAGCTGGTGGAAGCACTTCAGCTGGGAACGCGGCCGTCGCCTGTTGCTGGCGCTGCGCATCCACGCCGAGCATCTGCGGAAGAAGGGTCAGCGGACGGGCGCCGCGCCCCGCAAGGGCGTCATGGGCGACAAGGGCGGCATCAGCTTCGGCGCCATCCGCCTGATGGAGGTGCTGGTCGCAATCGCAGCCCGCTACGAGGGTCGCCTGGAGCCCAGCGCCGAATGGCTGGGCGACGCTCTGAACGTGCCGGCCAAGAGCATCCACGCCTGGAAGGAGCAGCTGAAGCGCCACGGCTTCCTGACATGGCAGCGCCGCTACGTGGAGACGGGTCAGCAGGGCCAGCGTGGGCCCCAGGTAAGGCAGACGTCCAACGCCTATGTCTTGTCGATCCCGCAGGCCGCTGAAGCCGCAGCAGAGGCCCGTGTGTCGCCGCGCGCAGCGCGGCAATCGAAAGAGGAGCGCGCCTACGCCAACCAGCCGAGACTCATGGCCGCCCTCGACCACCATGGCGACAATCTGGTCCAGGAGATGATCCGGCGCGGGTGTAACCCGCAGGCCCCAACGTGAATCACCTGAGGTGGGAGAATCCCGGCTCCCATATCTAAATAAGGTGTCTCGCTAGGCGCGAGACCACATGATCGGGAAGGAATGAGGCGTCGCCCTGGTCGGGCGACCACTTATTCCCCGGATCGAGGCCGCAGACGACGGCGCAAAACCTGCTCAGGATCGAGCGGGCGAGCAGTGCTCGCCCTCTGACCAACCCGGCTGCCGCCCGTTAGGACGGCGGCCGTTGCTGTATGGGGCCAGCGTCGCTGGCTCAGCGAGGGTGAGAGGGGTTCGGCTTTCGCACGTGCGGGGGCGGGCGTGGCGCCTGCGACGACCGGCCCAGGGCAACCTTTTCCGCCGACCGCGCAACAAGATCGGCCGATCACGCAACCCTTTCGGTCGGATCGCGCCGTCGGCGTGGCTCTGAAGAGCGAGGGGCGGGGGCAGGGCGGGCGTAGAACGGGGCGCGCGGGCGGGGCGGGCGGTATATCGCTGTTGCATGAATCCGCGAAACGGGCGATGGCGCAACCTTCAATAGGGGGAGCGTCATGGAAACACTCGGTAGTTTAATCATCCTGGTCAGCTTCGCGGCCTTCATCCTGGGCGTGGTCAACGCCATCAGGCCGCAGGCCTGGATGAAGGTGCGAAAGCGCCTGGTCGGATTGTTCATCATCCTGGGCTCGATGGCGGGGTGCGTGGCGGGTGGGTCGATGATGCCTCAGGCTCCTGCGTCGACTGTGGCGGCGGCCGAGAAGAGCACGCCTGAGGCGGAGACCGCGCCAGCGAAACCGGCAGGCATGACGCAGGCGGAGTTCGACGCGGTCTGGAGCCAGGTCAAGGTCAAGATGGAGCAGTGCGATGCGCCGCTGCGTCGCGCTGGCGAAGCGGTGGGGACGGGCGACGTCTACGCGGCCTTCACCCCGGTCAAGGCGGCGGGCGAGGCGTGCAAGGCGGTCTGGCTCGAAATGGGACGGATTGAGATTCCCCGTAGCGCCAAGGGCGAGGTCAAGGCGGCGATGAAAGAGGCGCAGGATATCTGCGAGAACGCTGCCTATCTGAAGATGGAGGCCATGGAGCAGATGGCCAAGGTGCTAGATGGCGACGCGCGACCGTCCGCCATGGCGGACCTTCAGGACAAGCTGGAGCGGGGCAAGACGCTGGCGAGCGGGTGCTGGATCAGTTACCTGGGCGCCGCCGGCAAGGCCGATCTGACGCTGCCAGAATTTGAAGAGGCTGCTGCTGCAGGAAAGGGTCAAGCCAAGTGACAGGCGCGAACCTACCGCAAGCGATCGCGGCGCCCGCGATGAAGAAGCCGGGGCGTGGCTTGTGGCTCATAGCGGCAGGGGGCCTCCTGACAGTGGTCTGGCTGGGCCTGCTCGTCACCTTCGTCTGCCTGAGATGGGACAAGGTCGTAAATCTTGAGCCGAATGCGGTCGGGGACTTTCTGGCGGGTGCATTTGCCCCTCTGGCTTTCCTATGGCTGGTACTGGGCTTTTTCCAGCAGGGCATCGAACTTCGAAACAGCGGCGAAGCGTTGTGGCTCCAGGGTGAGGAGCTCCGGAACTCCGTTCATCAACAGCAGGAATTGGTCGCGACGACGCGCGAGCAACTAGCTTTTGAACGCGATGAGGCTGCGCGTCAGAAGCAGGACCTCCTTCGAAGGGTGCAACCTACGTTCAGGCTTACCTATGAAGGGGTGATTAGCACGGCCGCAACGAGTGCTAATCACCAGTTCCAACTGCTGAACACCGGGAAAGACTGCTTCGACGTCACGATGATTATCGATAGCGCGGGCGACACCCCGCTCATTCAAGCCGGGCAATTTGAGAAGACAGTTCTTTCCACCGGGAAATGGGGTCGCACAGCCATCTGGTTTGAAGACGGTTTTTGCGAGGATGTTGTGGCCACTGTCTTATATCGAGATGAGCTCAACAACCACCAGGTGAAGCAGTTCACGATCAAGCTGGGCGACGGATCGGTCCGGGTCATTGACAATGGACGTCAAGAACTTAGCGAGGACTAGTCGTTCGCAGCTTCGGGCTGACCAGAAGGCATGCGGCGGATGCGCGGGGCGGCGATCGGGAGGCGGATCCGTGGGTTCGGCCGGGCCGATGCGACGATCGTGCGCTCGATGACCAGGGACGCAACGAAGGTGTGGCCGCACGGCTCATCGCCGTCGACGTTCATGCACTGGAAGCGGAGCTCTCGGTAGAGAGCCGTGACCTCCCGGGTGGTGCGGACCTTGGCCAGGCTCTCGCAATGCGGGCAATGGACGCGGATGGCGCCTCCGCCACGGTGGCTGCGGTTGGCCTGAGCGCCGCCAAAACGGGTGTCGCGCGGTTCCGGCGCGGCAGCTTGGATCGTCATGTTGTTCCCCGACAGCCCCCGAGGGACATCACTATCAGATTTCATGAAACGGCGCTCCCGTTTGTTGTGCGCAAACCGTGCGCTACGTCAGGTTCTGTCGTCATCACCTGAGCCGCCCAGCTCCATCTGCAGGACGGTCGACAGCCCGCCGGAACTGTTGAGGCTGTGGCGGGCCTCGACCACCAGCCAGCCGGCGGCGTCGATCTCGGGCTTCCAGCCGGAGACGCTGACGGACTTCTCCGGGAAGATGTCGGGCCGACCACGCGCCAGTGTCAGGGAGAACTTGGCGGCGGCCCGCTTCAGGCGCTTGAACTCGGTGTCGGCCGCGCGCCTGGCGCTGGCCAGGCTGGCGTAGGTCCGGGGCAGCTTCTTGGCGTTGTCCTCGTTGCCGACCACCACCTTCTGACGCGCGCCGCCGGCGCGGTCGTGCCACTCGGCGATGACGCCCGAATAGGCGTCGCGTTCGGCTTCCTCCCAGCTATGGCGGTCGCCGTCGCGGCGGGTGATCCGCGCCAGGCCGAGATCCGCGCCGCCCGGACTTTGGCCCGCGCCACAGCCCATGAAGACCAGGCTCTCGGCCTTCACCGTCGAGACGGCGTCGTGCAGGCGGCCGAGGCGCGCGATCAGGGCGGCGTCGCTCTCATTGCTCTGCGCCAGGTGAACGACGGCGATGGCGGCCTTTTCCTGCGCGCAGCGCAGCTGCAAACCGTTCCGGCCGGCGATCTCGCCCAGGACGTCGCCCAATGTGGTCTGGCTCCAGGACTGCACCTGGCGCTTGCGAAATCCGCGCGTCAGGTCGGCCGATCGTGCGCGTATGGTCAGGACGTCGGGCGTTCCTGCATGGCCCCGCTGGTCGACCTTGAAGCGTCCCTTGTCGAACAGCTGGGGCGGCGCGGCCGAGCCGAGGTCCCGCCAGCCGATCGCAAGGGTGATGATCGCGCCGGAAGGCGGAACGGCCAGCTGTCCGTCGTGGTCGCTGAGCGCGATGGTGAGCTCGTCTGCATCGGCGCCGCGTTTTTCCGTAAGGTCCAGGCTGATCAGGCGCGGCGTCACCTGGGCGCCGATGTCGACGCCGTCGACCACAAGGCGATAGACGGCCTGGCGATGAACATATTGGCCGCTCACGTCGTGGCCTCGGCGTCCGGGACCTCATCATCGACACGCTTCAGCGCCAGGGAGAAGTCCGAGATCCTGGGGACGCCGTTGTCCGTGATCGAGCGCTGGGTTTCGTCCAGACTGAGGATGACGAAGGCGCCATAGACGCGGCCCGCGCCATCGACCAAAGGCCATGCCTCGCCGCTCTTTCCCATGGCGCGCAGGTCGTCCAGGCTTCCGACGTCGCCGAACGCCACCGGGGCCAGCATGCCGGTCAGGGTGATGTCGTCATCGCCTTCGCCAACAAACTGCCCCAGCGGGCGAGCGCCAACCCGGTCGCTGAAGGCATGCCGCCAAGTCGTGCGGCGCTGCAGTTGCTGATAGGTGAGAGACGGCAGGTCGAATACGAACAGGCCGAGGGTCATCATGGCCATGGGCAGTGTCCTACCGCTTCGCTTCTTGAGGACATCAGTCGAACCCTCCGGGCTCGTCGCCGAAGGATCCCAGGTTGGGAGCGTTCAGGATCTCGGCCACCTTGCGGGCGATTTCGTCTGCGCTCTGGCCGGGCTGGGTGTTGATATTGATCGTCACGCTGCCGATCGACGGGCGCGCCGGCGCAGCCGCCGTAGCTGTCGCGGGAGCGACGCCGATGCGGGGGCCGGTATCGAAGGCCAGGGCCGGCGCGCCGACGGAACCGACGGCAAGCGCCGCCGTCATCCCGGCGCCGACTCGCGACACGGCGTTCACGGCGTCGCCGGCGGATCGCGTCAGGCCGTGCGTCAGGCCCGCAACCGTGTCGTCGCCCAGGCCGGCGAAGACCCGCGACGGCGAATGGATGCCGAGCCGCGCCTTGAAGGCGGTGATCAGCTTTCCGCCGGCGCCCATGACGGCGCGGATCAGGTTCGGGATCCCGCCCAGCAGGCCGTTGATCAGGCCCATGATCAGCTGGCCGCCGAACTGTCGGAACTGCGGCGCTAGCGCCTGCAGCGCCGGCCACACGCGCTGGAAGGCCTGCATCAGGATACCGACGGGGCTGAAGTTCGTGAACAGGCCGATCAGCCCGCGCACGGCCGCGCCGCCGATCTCCTTGATCTTCGTCCAGATGCCGGCCCACCAGGTGCTGATGGCGCCCCAGTTGCGGTAGATCAGGAAGGCAGCGGTCGCGAGGGCGATTATGCCCACGACAACCCAGGTGATCGGGTTGGCCAGCAGGGCGGCAGTGAAGGCCCAGGTCGAGGCGATGGCGCCGCCCAGGCCGGCCAGCAGGGGGGCGAAGAAGGCGCCCGCGCCGGCCAGGGCGAACTGCAGCAGGGCGAAGGGGCCGAGGATGGCGGCGACGGCCAGCGCCAGGCCGCCGAAGACCAGCAGGCCCGTCGCGACGATGGCGACCAGGGCACCGACGACCTGGATGACGCGCGGGTGGGCCTGGGCGAACTTAGTCAGGCGCTCAGAGGTTGCGGCGACGCGCAATGCAACCTCACGGATGAGCGGCAGGAACTGCGTCCCGGCGGCGATGGCGGTGTTCCTGATGCCCTGCGTCGCCTGATCCATGGCGCCCTTGGCGCCGGACATGCGGTTCTCAAACTCCTTGGCCATGGAGCCAGCGGTCTTCTGGCTATCGGCGACGGCATTGAGGTTGGTCTTCAGGACGTCCAGCTGCGACAGCATGGGCGCGATGGCAGCGACCGATTCCGAACCAAACAGCTGGGTCAGGATCGAGGCCTGACGATCCGGCGATAGCTTTTTCACGCGCTCGAGGACGTCGACGATGGTGCCGCCGGCGTCCATCTGCATCGCCTTGGCGACGCCTTTGGCCTCAAGGCCCAGGGCAGCGTAGGCTTGCTGCTGGGATTTGGTGGCCGCCTCGCCCTTGGTCAGGGCGAGCATGGTATTCTTGATGCCGGTGGCGGCGATCTCTTCGGCGACGCCCATGCCGACGATGGTCGAGCCCAGAGCGGCGACCTCGGATGCGGCTGCGCCGGCGACACCGGCCAGCGGCCCGACGCGGGTCACGACTTCCGAGATGGCTTGGGCAGTCGCGTTGCCATTGTCGCCGAGGTAGTTCACCTGATCGGCGAAGGCGCGGACCGCAGCCTGGGTCATGCCGAAGGCGGTGCGCCAGGTCGCCATCTTCTGCCCGGCGTCCTCGGCAGTCGTGCCGAAAGCGACGCCCATCTGGCCGGCATCCTTGGCGAAGCCCTTGAGTTCACCGCGCGCGATTTTGGCCTGACCGGCAGCGGCGATGATCTGGGCGACGCCTTCCGCCGGAAGACCCAGATCCTTGGACAGCTGCAGGACGTCGCGGTTCATCTGTTCGAACTGCTGGGGCGTGTCGAAGTCCACGACCTTCTTCACGTCCAGCATGGCGTCCTGGAAGGTGATCGCAGCGCTGGAGGCGGCGACCAGCGGCGCGGCAGCGACCATGCCGGCGCCGATCGCTGAGGCGCCAGCGCCGGCGGCGCTGCCGGCGAACTGCTGCGTCTGGTCATAAGAGCCGCGCGCGGCCTTCATCCGGCCCTGGCGGTCCTCGAGGGCCTTCAGCTTGGTGCGCTGCTGCTCAAGGGCGTCGTTGGCGTGGCGTGTGTCCCGCGCCAGCTTGGCTTCCGCACCGCTGAGGTTCTTGGTCGACAGGCCCGCCCGATCCAGTCGACCGCGTATCTCCTGCAGGGTGCGGGAATGACCTTCCTCGGACGCCTTCAGCGAGCGGACGCGATCCCGAGCCTGTTCGAAGGCGCGGGTCAGGGCCTTGGTCGGCTTCTCGGCGGCGTTGTGCGCCTGGGCCAGACGGGCGGCCTCAGTCCGGGCCGCCTTCAGGGACTCGCGGGTCTGGCCCAGCTTGTCGGTCATCTGCCGGTAGGCAGCGATGTCCTTGGTGGCGCGCTGCAGGTCGGTGATCCGCTCACGGGCGGCGCGCAGGGCCTTCGACGTGGCGTCGGTATCGGTGCGGACGCCCTTCAGGAACCGCACGGCGTTGCCGGCGGCGTCCATGATCAGCTGAAGGCGAAGGTTGCGGGCCATGAAGCGGGCTCAACGGTTCTTGTCAGGCGCCGCGTTCATGCGGTTCCAGCGTTCGACGGCGCGGTCGCGCCAGTCGAGGATCTCGGTGAAGGACATCTCGGCCATCGCCGCCGGCGGCCAGTGGAAGACGGCGGCGATGTCGGCCATGGCGTCGTCTATGCTTCGAGGCCAGCTTCCGCCTTCTGGCGCTTCTGCAGCAAAAAATTGGCGATCTCTCCGGCGATGGCCGTGCAGTCCTCGGCTTCCATCGCCAGGAACTCTTGGGCGGTGATGACGGGCGAGGAGATGCGGCGCACGACCTTGGAAGCCGCGACTAGGTCGAGGTTCAGAAGATCGACCACCTTGGCGCCGGTCAGAGCGCCGCCGAGGGGCTTGCGAAGGGTGATCTTGGTGATGACCTGATCGCCGCGCTTCAGGGGCGTGTCGAGCTCCACGATGGCCGTGGCGCGTTCTTTCTTTTCAGTGACTTCTTCGTCGGTGTTCATCGCGTTTCCCCGGTGAGGCAAATGGGCGGCGTCCGGTTGACGCCATGGAATGGAAGAGTGGGAGAAGGCACCCGTCGATCCGCCGGCGCATGGTCCGTGCATGGGCGATCTGGTCGCTCGAGCAGGTCCAGCCGGATGGTCGACGGGCTAGGCCGCATGGTCAGGCGAAGCCGAGGATGCGGCGTTCTTCAGCCAGGCGGTCGACGCCATAGACGATGAAGACCTTGTTCAGGATATCGATCTCGAACTCGGTCCGGCCGTTGCGGGTCTGCAGGTAGTAAGCGCAGGCGGTCTTGTAGGTGACCTCGGTGTCGCCCCCGACTTCGTCGCCGCCGGCGTCGATGCCGTAGGTGCGGCCCCGAACCACGATCTCGACATGGTCATAGGCGCCGGTGGCGGCGTTCTGGTAGGCGCCGGTGAAGCGCAGTTGCGAGGCGTCGACCTGGTGCTCGGCAAAGGTGCTGTTCAGGCTAGGAATCTCGCCGCCGTAGGTGTGCTCGACTTCGAGCTCCTGCAGGCCGGAGAAGATCTTGATCGGGGCGATCATGCCCGAGCCCTTCCAGCCGTCACCCTCCATCTCCAGGGGCGGGCGGGTGAAGGTCTTGCTCTCGCCGATGTAGGCTTCGCCGTTGCCGTGGACCACCATGTCCTTGAGCTTGCGGGGCAGGTTCATCGAAAGGATTTCCTAGAAACGTGAAGGGTTTGCGGAGTGATCTTGGCGCGGCCAGACAGGCGCGGGATCAGGCGGCCATCTGGTTAAAGTCGGCGTAGAACTCGTCGGTGATCAGGCTCTCGATGCCGAGATCCTCGAGCGGCGCGCAGGGGGTGAAGCGGTAGCCGATGCGCAGCTTGCCGCCGGCCAGCTGGTCGGGCGTGTTGGCGTCGGTCAGGTAGGCTTCCGCGCCGATGATCAGGCCGGCGGCCTTCAGGCGGCGGAACATGGCGTTGATGCTGGCGACGATGTCGCGCGCCAGCGCCGGCGTCAGCGGCCGATCGATGTAGGGGAAGACGCCGTCGGCGATGGTGTCGCGCAGCACCTGGTTGGTGCGGACGGCGCTTTCGAAGGCGAAGCGCGGATCCGACGAACAGCCACGGTTGCCCCAGAAGCGGAAGCCGTCGCGGCGGATCAGACAGGTGATGTCGGCGCCGTTCAGCAGGCCCGCTTCGGTGTTCTCGTCCTGCAGGTCCCAGCTGACCGGGGTGTCGATGCCGACGACGCCGGCGACTGGCAGGTTCGAGATGGTTTTGTGGAAGCCGATCTCCTGGTCGGTGCGGGCGCGCAGGCCAACAGCCCGAGCCGTCGCGTAGGAGGGCTCCACGACCGCCGTGATCGGGTTGGCGGCCAGGAAGTCGCCGAAGGTCAGGAAGAGTTCGCGCTGCGTGAAGTTTGCGCGGAAGGCAGCGGCGGCGGTGACGGTGCGCGTCGGGCCGGCGTCGAAGTAGGCGATGGCGTTCAGGCGGCCGGCCAGGATGCCCAGGGCGACACCGACCGTCTGGGCCGAGAAGCCGGGGACGGCCAGGATGCGCGGGCGGACGCCAGTCGCGCTTTCGGAATCGAGCATGGCCTGCATGCCGGTTCGTGCGCCGGCGGCGCCGCCCCCGATCAGCTTGGCGTTCTGATCAGTCGCGATGTCCTCGGGGTTCCCGCCTTCGCCTTCAGCGACGCGCACCACCACGCCGATGGCCCGGGCCTGGTCGCCGATGGCCTTCAGCGACTTGGCCAAGGTGCCGTCGCCGCCGGCGGCGGTGATGGCGGCCTCGATGTCTGTCACCAGGACAGGCGTATCCAGGGGGAAGATCGCCTCGTCAGCGGACGGCGCGGTCGCGATCAGGCCCCAGACAGCGGTGGCGGCGACGGCGAGCGTCAGCGGTCCGGAGGTGACTTCGATAATCTTGACGCCGTGGCGGCGGGGCGTGAGGGCCATGGTCAGGATCCTTGAACTTGGGTCAGGGGCGGAAGCCCGCCGCCTTCATGGGATTGAGGGGCAGGGCGAAGGAGAGGGGGCGGGCGCGGGGTAGGTCGGTGCGGATTAGGTCCAGCTGCAGGACGGCCGAGGGGCCATCGGTGACCAGGCGAACGGACTTCAGGCGCGAGCGCCGGTGATGGCGCATCAGGGCCAGGGCGGTGGCGCCGTAGAGCTTGAGACGGGTGGCCGCGTTCATCGGCTGATCGACCAGCTCGGGAAGAAACGAGCCGTAGTCGCGGCGCATGACGCGCGAGCCGATCGGCGTGGTCAGGACATCGGCGACCGAGCGGCGGACGTATTCGTCACTCGCCGGTGAAATGGCGCGGCCAGTCGCAGAGGAAAGGCCAGTCATCGCGGCGCCCCGCTGAAGGCCGTGCCGGCGGTGACGCCGCCATGGGTGTGGTCCTTGGCGCTCTTGCCCGCGAAGACGACGTCCTCTCCGCCCTCGACAACGCCGCTGGCCTTCAGGCCGCCCTGGACGGCGACATCGCCCTCGATGGCGACGTCGGCTTTGATGGTGAGGCCATCGGGGGCCACGAGCTCAGCCGCGCCGGTCAGCTGCAGCTGCAGCTTCTGCGCCTCCGGGTCATAGGTGATGATGGCACCGTCTTTAAAACGGATGCCTACGCTGGCGCCCAGGAAGAGCGGGGCCATCTGGGAGGAGGGCAGGCTGGCGCTGATGAAGGCGCGTTCGATATCGCCTTCAGGGCAGGTGACGGTGACGGGCTGGTCCTTAGTCGGGGGGATCCAGATGGTCGTGTCGCCGACGGGCATGACCCAATCGATCGGCGGGGTGAAGAGCTCGCCCAGGCGCACGATCGCCTTGCCGGCGGCGAGGTCCACGCTATCGACCACGCCCTCGCGAACCAGATCGGCGATGGCGCGATCGGTGGAGGCTGCAGCAGCAGGGCGGGCGGCGGGGTTCATGACGCGGACGATGGCGCAGCGCCTGTCTGCTTTCCCGCGCGGGCTGTTGTCAGGTCCGCCCCGCACAACATGCAGGGCGGAGTGTCAGGCTCCGCTGGCGAGGAGCTCGGGCGGCAGGACGGGCCAGTCTATGACTGTCGGGAAGCGCTCCTGCTCGGGGACGTCGCGCAGATCCTGGGCGTGCTGAAGCACGAGAAGGTAGTCCTCGTGCGTCAGGGTCGTGGTCAGGTTCAGAGCCACTTCGCCCCGGTGTCGCTCGATCAGCCACTGAATGGCGGAGATCTCCTGGTCGCGACGACGGCGGGCGTGGGCCGCCCGTTCCTCGATCGTCGGCGGCGGCGGCTCGACGGCGACCGGGTTTCCGCCCGCGTCACCAGCGCGATGCAAGCCCGAGGCCTCGGCCGTGAGTTGGGCAGTATGAGTCTCGCCGTCGACCAGGACGGCGTCCCCGGGCAAGTCAGCCGTCCAGAACGACAGGTCGTAGAAGGCGCCGGTTGAAGCCGAGAAGTAGATCTCGGGCGACAGGACGGGGTCGGGGGATTGTTCGGTCATGGGATCACAGTTCCGGGTTCAGTTCACCGCCGCCGCCGCCGCCGCCGCCACCGCCCGAGTAGTAGGCGGGATCGGGATTTCCGGTGGCCAGTCCGATGGCCATCCACTCAAAGCCAGACATGTTGCCCGCGCTGCCGTTGGCGCGGTTGGCGTACCAGGAGATGCGGTCCTGCCAGCGGCCCATGACCTGCATGTAGAAGTCCATGGTCACGACACCCGAGGCGTTGCGCGGCGTCGCGGAGGCGAAGAGGCAGCCGCCACCGAAGGCGACGGGCAGGTAGGAATCGACAGGACCTTCGGCCACGGTGGCGGCGCGGACGCCCCACTGCATGATGAGGGGCGTACCGGGAATTTGAATATACCCGTTCGGGCCGATGGATCGGGCGAACGACCAGAGGGCGGTGGGACTGACGAACTTATTGCCCAGGGCGCCAGCATGGGTCTCAGCATTGGTAGCTACCCGCCAGTCGATGATCGTATCAACGTGCTGAGCGGTCGGCAGATACCGCCAATCCGAGCCATTGACCTGAACTGCTAAGCCTAAGTTCCAAGCCCCGAAGAAAACGCCGGACCCGTCTGTGGTGGCCAGTGACGGTTTGCCCGTCACCTGCGCCCAATTATGTGAGTGGAGGGCAGGTGCCTTGTCTGCGGGGTTGAAAGTGGCCGTAGTGTGGATCTGGTGCCAGGCCTGCCAGTTGCTGTCGCTCTTACGTCGAACCCAGACCTCCTCAGCGGTATCCGACACCGCGATCTGCGCACCGTAGGTGTTGCCGGGCCGCATGTGCGTCCAGTAGGCCCACCCCTTAAGTCCAGAGCCGATATCAGTGTCGCCGCTTGAAAGCCCTCGCGGTCGATCATTGGGATGCAGGTGGTCGTGTTCGGGGCGGTAGCCAAGCAGTCGAGCGGGGTCGAGAATCCCCTTATGGAGGATGTCGTGCAGACCGCCGCCCATCTGGACGCGACAGCTGGTCAAGTTCTGACCGAACAGACCACTGAGGATCAGATTGCCGTTGTTGCTGGTTGCCGTTCCGGCCTGAAGAAAGAGACTGTCGCCGTCACCGATGGCGCGGAGCCGCGACGGGCCGCTCTCTAGATTGAACTGACCCCAGAAATCGGGGTTCTGAACATTGGCCTTCGAGGCTAGAGCGACCACTAGTCCGGTGATCTTCTCCATTCCCAGCACCGGGATACGAGCGACGGCGAGGACGCCGGAAACGATGTCGTCAGCCACGTGCTGGTGAACGGTGGCCGCCTTGCCCGCCAGTGCATCTACCAGGCCGGTGATCTGGTTGATGGTATGCGTGTGAACCTCCGCCGCCTTGCCGGCCAGAGCGTTTGCAAGCCCCGTGATCTTCGACATGTCCAGGGCAGGAATGCGCCCGACATGGAAGACGCCGCTGGTGGTGTCGGCGGCGTCGTGTTTGTGGCCAAGCAGGGCGAAGCCGGAGAGGGCGCCCAAGGCACGTTTTAGCGTCCGAGCCGTAATGACGCGCCAGGGGTCGAGGCCGGCATCCACCTCGGCGTCCGTGGCGATCTCGACCACGCCGGCGACCGTCTCGCTTGCAGGGGGCATGGAAAAATCGGCGGGGCCGAACTCGACCATGGCCGTGCCCAGAGCGACCAGCCGGGCGTCGACGGCCAGCAAGAGCATCGCGGCGGCTGACTTCTCGAGGATGGGTTCAGGCTGGCTATAGACCGCGAACAGAACGGCGGCCGAGGTGTAGATCCCGAAGGCGCGTATCGCGTAGGCGTCATCGCCTTCGTCCCGGATCGTCACATGCAGGGTGTCATCGGCGACCACGTCGCCGGCCATGGTGGCGAGACGCTTACGCTCATTGGGCAGTTGCGTGAGGCCAGTCAGGTTCGCGGCGACGTGCTGTGTAGAAACGCCGACCTGGGACAGGACAAAGGCGACGGTGCCGTTGTTCTGCGCATTGATCAGCGCAGCGCGCCCGGCGTCAGTGATGGTGATCTGGAAACCAGACATGGTCAGGCGGCCTCTGCAAGCTGAAGGCGTCGGTAAATGGCGGGACGGGCGGCGGCGCTGAGCGCCAGTCCCCCGGATGCGGCGAAGCCCTGGGTGACGGTGAACCAGGCACGGACGGGCTTGGTCCGGGCGACCTCGTCGATGACTTCGTTGATGAAGGACTGGGTGGCCATCTCGCCGTCATCGCCGGTGAGGGTCAGCACCATGTCGAAGGTGTAGGGCTCGCCGCGCGGCTCCATCTGCCACCATTCGCGCAGCGCGATCTGCCCGCCGAAGGCCTGGACGACGGCGCGGACGGACGCCGCCGAGCCCTTGCGCCGGTGAAGTTCGATCGAGGCGGCGATCAGGTTCCGCTTCACCCTGGAGGACCAGGCGGGGTTCCAGGAGTCGACCGAGCGGGTGAAGGCCAGCCAGGGCAGGAAACGATCGGGGCAGGTCTCGACGTTGACCAGGTCGCGCAGAGGGACCGGGATGTCGTCCAGGCGTCGGGTCAGGGCCTCGAACGCACGCTCGAGCGCTGTGGCGTTTGGCGGGAGGAGGGAGGTTGGGTCCGCCGCGCCGGCGTTGACGGGGCCGGTCATTCCGCCAGCCCGGCGTAGGTCAGGGTGATGTCCTGGCACAGCGCGGCCTGCGACGGGGTCGCGACGATCGACGCCGCCGGCTGAACCAGGATAACGTCCTGGACGCCGTCGGGGCAAAGCGCCGCGGTCAGGGCGGCGCGGGTGATGTCGCGACCAAGGCGATAGGAGCGCGCCAGGTAGTCATCCAGCCGCCGGCGAGCCTCGGCCATGACGACGGCGCTGTCGGGGCCGGCGAAGGTCTTGATCTTGGCGTCGATCGTGAAGGGCAGGATCTCTGCCGCCGTCACGATGACTTCGTCGGTCAGGGGGCGGACATTCTCGTCCGAAACGGTTGCAAGGACCGTGTCCAGCAGCGCCTGGTCGGGCACGCCGCCCTCGGCGCGGGACAAGACCGTGACCTGGACGACGCCCTTTGAGGGCGAAATGCAGGAGGCGTCGAGCACCTGGGCAGAAGCGTCGCGGGCAAACTTCACATAGGCGCCGGGTGGGCCGGCGACCGAGAAGCCTTCGGGACCCAACATGGCGCGCTCGCGCAAGGACTCGTCGCTTTCCATGACCGCCGGCGTGCCCGTGACGGGGTTTGCCGGCGTGATGACCTGACGCCGAGCGTAGGGTGCGGCCGCGACGTCGAGATCCGCGCCGACGGCATAGGGCAGGGTCATGGCCTTGGCGGCGTCGTTGACGCGCTGACGCAGGTTGACCTCGCGATAGGCGAAGACGTGGATCAGCTTGACCAGGACTTCGCTGTCGTCCTGCAGGACCGCTTCGGTTTCCGGCGCCAGTTCGATCAGGCGGGCCTTCGCGGCGGCGACGATCTCTTCGAAGCTCAAGAGCTCGATCACGGCCGGGAAGGGGAGCCGCGACAGATCAACGGCGGTCGTGCCGCCGGCGGGGCCGGAATATTGCGTCATGGGCGGATAGGGCCGCCCGAGCCTCTCCTGCGCGACCGGCGGCTGTTGTCAGGTCCGCCCCGCACAACAAGCGACTGCTCTATGTGATAGAGGGCGCGTCGGCATTAGGAGCAAAGCGCATGGGCTTCGATCAGTGGTTCATCAAACGTGCAGAGCGGAAACTGACCCGTCCATTGTCGGCTGATGAGATGAGTGCGCTGATTTTGGCCAAGCTACGATCTGGGCGTTGGGATACGATCGGCAGGCAAGCCAAGAAACGCCTCTACAATCGCGCCCTTGGGTGGCCCTATCCATATCAGTCCGATACCGCACCGAAGCTCTAGTTTTTGCCTTCCATGTGCTCGATCAGCATCGCGAGCATGGCCTCGTCATCGGCCTGGCTGAAGCCGAGCAGTTCGCGCTGCGGATATTGCGTTTCCGGGCCATCGGGGACGACGCGGTCCTTCAGCCCGAAGTGGTGGACGCGCGCCAGGCGCGACGCCCTGGTCGTAAACTGGACGTAGCCTTCGTCGGTCGTGGCGCCCGCCTGCATGTGTGCGCCGGTTCGCAGCTTGGCGAACATCGCCTTGGCCTTGCGCTTCACGCCGCCCTTGCGGCCGCGGATGGCGCCGGCGATCGGGCCGGGATCCGCGCCGCCCTCTGCGGGGAGGTGGCGGGCGATGCGATCTGCCCTGAAGGTGCGAAGGCCGTCAGCTTCGCGGTCGAACCCGGTCAGCATGTTCCCGCGCCGGACCCAGCTGCGCATATCGACCAGGCGTTCGCCGTCGCCCTTGCGATAGATGAAGCGGATCGCCCGGCTGGCAGGCTTCTGGTCCTGTCGCGGTTTGCGTTTCGGCCAGGGCGCGCCGTCCGGAGCCACCTGGGCCTGAATGCGTTTCTGCTGGGATCGGCGCAGCGCGAAGGCGGCGCGGCGCAGCAGGCGCGATCGCTCGCCGGCGGATAGTCGGTCGAGGTAGCCGGAGACGGCTTCGCGGTAGATGGCGAGTTCGTCTTCGCGATCCGCCATGTCAGGCGTCCGGGTGCACGGTGCAGCTGGCGATCAGTTCGTCGTCCACGTAGACCTTGTGCAGGGGCTCGCCGCCCTCAAGGGCGAAGGGGACGGGTTCTTCCGGTCGGGTCAGGTCATAGCCGCCGCCAGGTCGAGACTGCAGATGCAGCGTCTCGGTCAGCGGGATCCGGACCATGATGTCGGCCTTACCGTCGTCCAGCAGTTCGACCTCCCAGTCGATGCCGCCGGCGGCGGCCGTCAGCGACTGAAGCTCCGGTTGCCAGCGGGCGATCCAGAGCATGAGCGGGACCGTGATCTCATCAAGCGAATAGGCGCAGTCGAGCACGGCCATGACGAGGGTGTAGCGGTACTCGAACGCCAGTCCGGGGCGGCCGGTGCCGATCACGCTGCCGCTGGGGATGGCGAAGTGAAGGTCGGCCGGGTTCTGGCGCAGGCCGCGGTGAGCCAGCGCCTCGGTCATGTGCGCCTTCAGGCTGTTCAGCTTTCTCATCGGCTGAGACCCAGGACCCGACGCCAGAACGGCGCCCGAGGCGTGACCTTGGCCAGCCAGGCGTCTTCGTCGGCATGTTCGGCTGCGTGGACGTCGACGGCCAGGGCGCGCCGGGCGTCACAGGCGATGATGCCGGCGCCGCGCACGGCGTAGGAGAGTTCGAGATCCGATTGCGTCGGGTTGTCAGGCAGGCGGTCGAGCTTGCACGGTTCCGTCGCGGTCGCCGGCATGACCCGGCGAGGCGGCGTCGCCTGCGCCGGCGCAGGCGGCGGGGCGAATGGCGCACAGCTGCTGATCAACATCGCGCAGGCGGCGAACACGGTCAGGGTCGAGAGGGTCTTTCGCATCGATGGCGATCCTGGCGTCGGAGGTGAGGGAGAAGGCGGCCTGTTCGGCGGCGGCCGCTTGCTGCAGGACGACTTCGACCCGGGTGGTGGTGTCGCTCGCGCCGGCGGCCTCGATCTGGCGGGCGGCTGCATCGGTCGTGGCTGCGCCGGCGACGGCCTCGGCCTGGGTCGCGCGGCGTTCGGCCGAGTTGAACGGGTCGAAGCGGAAGCCGACGCCGTTCAGGGCGAACAGGACCAGGGCGGCGAACGCTAGGAAGGCAAGGGCCGAGACGACGCCACCGAAGGGGGAGGCGAAATTGAAGGTGCGGGTCAGGGCTTTCATTGCGCCCTCAAGGCCCAGCGAATGGGCGTCTCGGCCCAGATCGCGATGGGTTGGATGAAGCGGATGCGCGTCAGGTGGGCAAAGTACCAAAGCGGCCCGACGACGAGATGCCACAGGATCGCGACCGAAGCTCTCAAAGGACCGAGCTCCATGACGGGACGCCAGGCCCTTCGCAGGTTAGCCGAGCCGAAGCCCAGGTAGAAGGACAGGAGGATGACGATGAACAGCTTCATCAGAGACCGCCTTCGGCTTTGAGCCAGGCGCGGACGTCGAAGCAGGGGCAGGCCTTCAGCCACTCATTGGGGCTGATCTTGCCGTCGCCGTTCTTGTCCGGAGAAAGGTCCCGGTGCCCGAGAATCTGCGCGGCGGGATAGCCGGCCTTCAGCTGCTTCAGCAGTTGCTTCAGGGCTGCGAACTGGGCCGGGGTGAAGTTGTTCTCAGGCTTGCCCTTCACATCGACGCCGCCAGCCAGGCAGATGCCGAGCGAAATGCTGTTGAACCCAGAGACGTGTGCGCCGGCGACGGTGTCGCGGCGGCCTTTCTCGACCCGCCCGTCACGGCGGATGACGTAGTGATAGCCGATGTCGGCGAAGCCGCGCTGCTTGTGCATGGCGCGGATTTCGCTGACGCCGATGTCGCGGGACGGCGGCGTCGCGGCACAGTGGACGACCAGGTAGCGGACGGCCTTGATGGTCATTTGGAATTATCTCCTCGCCAGGCGCGCACGAGCGCGATGATGTGTTCGGCGGTCGGGCCGATCAGGTAGAGGGCCAGCAGGGTGGCCAGCAGCAGGATCAGGTGCTGGGTGATGGTCCGCAGGTCGCCGAGCGGCAGGCGGTCGATCAGGCCGTTCAGCTTCCACATGACGAAGCTGCAGACGGTGAAGATGGCGAGGCGTCGCCAGAGCCATTGGCCTTCGGGAAGGGGGCGGCTCATCGCTCACGCTCCTTTTCCAGCTGGGCGCGGATCCAGGCGATGTCGCCCTGGACGTGCTTCACCCGCTCATCGAGGCGCGCGAAATCGCCGCGCGTGATGGGGGCGACGGCGGCTTCCATGGCCTCGACGCGCGAGAACAGGCCGCCGACGGCGACGGCGACGACCAGGACCTGGACGCCGACGGCGAAGCACAGCTGCAGGAGGCTGATCGTGAAGGTGACGGGGTTCTTGCTCACGGCCTCAGGTCCACAGTTGGGTCATCGGGACCGGCGCTGCGCGGGTCGCATTCGCCGGGATCAGGACGCGCTGCCCGCGCGTCAGGAAGAGGCCGGCGTCAGCCAGGCCCGGGTTGGCTTCCAGCACCCGTTCCACGACGGGCGCGCCCCGGCCGACAGTCCGCCAGACCAGCTGGTCGACGGTTTCGCCCTCGAGGGCCTCGACCGGGATCATCAGCGGGGCCGCCATCAGATCGCCTCGGCGATCACGCGGGGCCGGCCGAGGAAGTCGCGCACGGCATAGGTGACGTTGCGCCTATGCACGTCGACGTCGGAGGCGAGCTCTTCGACGCGGTCCATTCCGGTGGATCGCGCCGACTGGCCCAGCTGGCGATCCGCAAGGTCGGCGGCGATGACGGACTGAACGGCCTTGGCCCACCGGATCTCGTAGTCGCTCCGACCATCGACCTTGTGTCGGCCGGGCACGTCTGCGAGCGCGTCGAAGCCGGCGGCGATCTGTTCAAGACGCCAGACTTCAAGCTCGTCCATGATGTCCAGGACGGCGTTCGATGCGACTTCGCGCAGGCGTTCTTCGGTGACGACCTGATCCACGCGAATGGCTGAGCGCAGCCCGACCAGATCGATATCCGGCCAGAATGGGCCGCAGGTGATCGACGCTGGCGCAGCTGCGGCGCCGGGGGCGGGGATGACGGGAGCGGAAGAGAAGGGTCCAGACATGGCGCTGAGCGAGGGTTTCCTGTTTGGCCGCCTGCTGGCCCTTCGTTTCGACGCCGACCGGGCTACGGGGTGGGGGGCTGGTCGGACGCTGCAGACGGGCGAACCCGCTGTTGTCGGACCAGCCCCGCCCCGAGCGCCGGGGGGCGAGCTCTTCAGCCGCCCTGTTGGGGCGGCGTGTCGGTCGGGGCCTTGCCGGGGTCCGGCTCGGCCTTCTTCAGTTCACGGGTCAGCTTGGCGATGTCGCCCTTCACGCCCGAGCGCTCGTCCTTGGCCAGGGCGGTCTGATATTCCGCCAGGGCGCTGAGGCGGCGCTGCTTGAGGTCTTCATCGTTGTCGGGGTTGGCGCCGGCCATGATGGCGCGGCCCAGGGCCTTGTGAAGCTTGGCCTCGACCTCGTCGTGCAGGTCGACGTCGTGGTCCTTGACCAGGTCCTGCAGCATGGGCAGGACGCCGGCCTCGAACTGCTGAGCGGGCTCGCCGCCGGCGTCGTAGATGCGGATGGCGTCTTCGCAGATCTGGTCGATGGCGAAGGTGATGGGGTCGCGGCTGAAGCCCGACGGCATATCCAGCTTGTAGAGCATGGCGTGCTCGAGCATCGGCAGGGCCGCCATGTAGTCGCCGGCGTCGATGGTCCAGGCCATGATGGTGGTGAAGACCTGGTCGAGCGGGCTGCGTTCGGTCTCGCCGGCAGCCAGGACGCCGTCCGTCCAGCCCTTATAGGTCGGCAGCATCAGGATCTTGGCCTCGACTTTGCGGTCGGTGGCTTTGATGTCCTTCAGGCGCTTCAGATCCTCTTCCAGCTGCAGGACGATCCGGGCGACATCAGGCGACAGCGCGATGTCGTCGTTGGCGCCGTGCTCATCGACCGAGATGCCCGATGCGGCCAGGACGCGGCCGGCGCTGGAGGCGATGAGGAAGGCGCGACGCTGCGCCGCCGGCGAAGAATGGCCGGGGCGCGGCGACGGCACGGTGGGAGCCGACCGAATGACCGGCCTGGCCTTGGCAGGGCGAGCCTTGGTCAGGATCGCAGCCTCCGCCTGGGCAGAGGCCGCGGCCTTGAGGCGGGCGGCCTCTTCGGCGCGGGCTCTGGCGTATTCTGCAGCGGTCATCGGAAACTCCGGAAGGTCAGGGAAGGGCAGGTCGACGCTTAGGCGTCGTCCTGGACCTCGATGTTCTCGATCAGCAGGGCGAAGTCGTAGTTCTCGACCACGTAGGCCTCGTTGACCGACTCGAAGGTCTCGACGCGGTTGCGCTTGGCGTTGTCGACGATCGTCTTCCGGCGGGTGCCCTCCTGCTCGTAGATCGAGAGGTTATCCAGGCGGGTGATCAGGATCGTGCCTGCGGGGAAGAAGGGCACCTGAGCGACCTGCTTGCCGCCCAGCGTCTTCTTCGACATCAGGATGTCGGCCGCGATCTTCTCCGACGGCTTGTCCTCGCCGTCGACCATGGGGAAGTATTTCTCGTGCAGCAGGCCGGCGCCGACGATGGCCACCAGTTCGGTGTCGCCCTGCACCCATTCGGGCATGAACTTGGCGATGGCGTCGTAGACCAGGGCGTCGAGATTACGATAGTCGCCGCCGGTCTTCTTGACGACGATCTTGCCCGGCGTGGCGACGCCGGTGTCGAAGACGTGCGTCGGGCGATTGGCGCGGATCTGCTGCAGCCAGCCGATGTTGACGTCCTGCAGCAGCGGGTTGGCGGCGCGGTCCGTCTGAAGGGCAGCGGTCAGGCCGTTCCAGCCGATCATGATCCGGTCGCGCGCCTGCTGCTGCACGACCTGGCTGCGCATGCGGATCTGGAAGTCCTTGAACTTGGCCCAGAGATCCAGCTTGGCGTAGGTGACGTGGCTGTCGAAGTTGGTCTGCTTGCACTCGAACCGATCAGCATCGAGCGTGGTCGGGTCGCGGGTCTCGCGGTCCTTGGTATTGGTGTCGGTGCGGCCAGCGAGCGTTCCGGCGACGCCCAGGCCCAGCTTCTCGCCCGACTGCTCGTCGACGGGGACGATGTTGATCAGGCCGAGGAAGGCCGAGCTTTCAGCCTGCTTGTCGATCAGGATTTGCTGGACCGAAGGATCAACGGTGAACTGCTTTTCGCCGAGGACGGTGCTTTCAGCGACGCCGTTGAGCTCGGCCTGGCGCGACAGCCAGGTGGTGTAGAGGAGGCGGGTCTTCGTCTTCATCGGGGTCAGTTTCCGTGACGGGCTCTAGGGCGTTGGCGTGGGGAGGGCGGTCGGCGGATCAGCAGTCGGTCTGCTCGATGCCGTTGCCGCCGGCGTGGGTCGGGCGGGAGGCGTAGGTCCGCTCGGGCGTCCGCTCGATGTCGCCCTTCAGGGCGGCGTGTTCGCTTTCCAGCTTGGCGAAGCGGGCGTTGGATTCAGCGGTCGCCTGGGCCAGGGCCTGGGTGAAGGTCAGGCCGAGCTCCTTCATGCCGACCGTGAAGGCGGCGGCCACTTCGGCGACGCCGGCATTGGCGTTGGGCTGCTCGGCCTGAGGCGTGGACTTCGGCTCGCCCGGGTTCATCGCCTTGCTGAACTTGGCGACGATCTTGTCGATGATGCTGTCGGTGCTCTCCGCCGGGCTTTCCTGCTCGACGAATTCGATGGTGGTCTCGAAGGCGGCCGAGAACAGGCAGGTGTCGTGCTTCTTGCGGCCGTCCAGGTCGGCCTTGCGGATCTTGGCGAAGGCGTCGTCCGTGCGGGTCGAGAACTGCAGGGCTTCGGTGCCGAGCGACGCCGGCGTATCGGTCGCGGCCAGCCCCATGAGGTAGGCCTTGCCGGAGCCGGAGAAGTTGGGCTCGACCTCGATCGAGGTGAACTTCTTCTGATCGGCGGCGACATAGCCCTGCAGGGTCTCGTTGCCCTCGATCTGGGCGTAGAGGGCGACGCGCTTCTCGGTCTTGCCGGCGATGTTGATCTCGTCTTCCTGAACCTTCAGGGCGATGACATCACCCAGGGCGGGGAAGGGGCCGGTGGCCGAGGCGTTGCGGTAGTGTTCGACATTCACGCGCGCCGGATAGGTGGCGTAGTCGTAGGTGGCGGCCATGTCGCGGAGCCATTGCGGCTCGATCGTGCGGCCGTCCGAGGCGGTCAGGCCGGCGACGGCGACGCGGGTGAACTTGGTGGTGCGCTTCTTCGACATGGAGCCTCGGACAATCTGCAGGGCGGCTGGCCGGGCCAGCGAATGAGGCTGCAGATCACCGCTGACGGGCGCCCTTTCTCAAGGCGCGGCTGTTGTGCGGGGCGGACCTGACAACACCGGGCCGTCAGGACGTGCGGGGTCGCGCGGGTAGCGTCCGCGCCCATGAGGATGAAACCGAAGAAGCAGGACGGGCCGGAGCCCGGCGGGTCTGACGACCTCGGCGCCCTGCTGGCGTCGTGCGGCGGTTTCGGTTTCCCGGTGGCCGCCATGCTCGATGAGCGGCGGGCGGCGAAGTACCTCTATTGGTGCCAGTGGCGGCTGACCGACATCGCCAAGCTGCTGGGCCAGCCCGAAGGCACGATCGCCAGCTGGAAGAGCCGTGAAAAGTGGGACGAGGCCGACCACCTGGAGCGCATGGCCGGGGTCACGGAGGCCCGCTACGTCGCCCTGGTCATGAAGGCCAACAAGACCGGCCTGGACTTCAAGGAAATCGACCTGCTGTCACGGCAGGCCGAGCGGTTCGCCCGGATCCGCCGCTATCAGCAGCCGGACGGCCATGAAGGCGACCTGAACCCGAACGTCGCCAACCGTAACGCCGGGCCGAAGAAGAAGCCGGAGAAGAACCGGATCACGGCAGACCAGGCCGAGGTCCTGAAGGCCGCGCTGCAGAAGCTGATGTTCGGTTACCAGGAGCTCTGGTGGTCGAAACGCGAACTGCGCAGCCGGGCGATCCTGAAGTCGCGCCAGATCGGCGCCACCTATTACTTCGCCCTCGAGGCGCTGATCGTCGCCCTGGAAACGGGCAAGAACCAGATCTTCCTGTCGGCGTCGAAGAGCCAGGCGCACGTCTTCAAGGGCTATATCCGCGCCTTCGTCATGAAGGAGATCGGCGTCGAACTGAGCGGCGATCCGATCGTGATCGACCGCGGCGAGGACGACGAGGGCAAGCCGCTGGAGCAACCCGAGCTCATCTTCCTGGGCACCAATGCCAGGACGGCGCAGGGCTATCACGGGGACTTCTACTTCGACGAATTCTTCTGGGTCTTCGGCTTCGAAACGCTGAAGAAGGTCGCCTCCGGCATGGCGATGCAGAAGCGCTACCGGAAGACCTACTTCTCGACGCCGAGCTCGGTGACGCACGAGGCCTACAAGTTCTGGACGGGCGAGGAGTGGAACAAGCGGCGCGGCAAGGACAAGCGCCAGGAGTTCGACGTCAGCTGGGCGGCGCTGAACGAAAACGGATTGATGGGCGCCGACAAGATCTGGCGCCACATGGTGACGATCGAGGACGCCGAGCGGCTGGGCTGCGACCTGTTCGATCTGGACGAACTGCGCGACGAGTATTCGGGGCCTGAGTTCGACAACCTGCTGATGTGCGGGTTTGTGGATGACACCCTTTCGGTCTTCCCCATGGCGATGCTCGCGCCGTGCATGGTGGATCCGCGCGACTGCTGGCCCGACGTCGACAAGGCCCGGCTCATCCTCGGCATGGGGCGTCCCTATGCCGGCGAAGTCTGGATCTCCTACGACCCGAACGGCAACAGCGAGAACGGCGACGCAGCGGGCCTGGTCGTCCTGGCGCCGCCCTCGACGCCGGGCGGCAAGTTCCGTGTGATCGAGCGAAAGCAGTTCAAGGGCAGCCGGTTCGATGACCAGGCCGAGGCCATCCGGAAATATACCAAGCGATACCGCGTCACGACGATCGACATCGACAGGACCGGCATCGGCGACGCCGTGTTCCAGCTGGTGCAGACCTTCTTCCCGACGGTGACCGGCCACCTCTACGACGCCTTCCTGAAGACCCAGATGGTCTACAAGGCGCTGGACGTGATCCTGAAGGGGCGGCTGGAGTTCGACGCCGACTTCAAGGATCTAGCCGGCGCGCTGATGTCCATCCGGCGCACGACGACCGCGTCGGGCCGCAAGGTCACCTATGAGGCCAGCCGCACGAAGACCAGCGGCCACGCCGACCTGGCCTGGGCCCTGCTGCAATCCCTGTTCAACGAGCCGATCCAGGCCGCCATCGGCGGCGATGGTGGATCCTCTTCCGTGGAAATCTACGAATGACCGAGACCCTGCCCGCGAAGCCCGTCGAGGGTGTGGTCGAAACGAGTTCCATGGCGTTCGCCCTGGGCGACGCCGAGCCTGTGCTGAACCGGCGCGACCTGATGGAGGGCCTGGACTGCTGGGAGGTGGTCGGGGCGGGCGGTCGCTACTATCAGCCGCCGCTGCCGCTCGACATGCTGTCGAAGGCCGGCAACGTCACGTCGCACCACTCCTCGGCCTTCCGGGTGAAGGTGAACCAGCTGCTGCGCGACTTCATCCCGCACCCCATGTTGGACCGGACGACGTTCGAGGGCCTGGTGCTGGATCACCTGGTGCTGGCGAACTATTACGTCGAGCGCATCGACAACATGGCCGGGCGGCCGATGAAGCTGAAGCGCAGCCTGTCGCGCTATACGCGTCGTGGCGTCGAGGATGGGGCGTTCGTCTTCCTGTCCGGCTTCATGAAAGAGCACTGGTTCAAGAAGGGCGCGGTTTTCCACGGCATGCAACCCTGGCTGGACCAGGAGATCTATGGCGTGCCAGAATATCTGAGCGCGCTGCAGTCGGCCTTCCTGAACGAAGGGGCGACGCTGTTCCGCCGGCGCTACTTCATCAACGGCGCCCATGCCGGGTTCATCATGTACGTCGGCGAGGGCGGGCTGAAGGAGGCCGACGCCGAGGTCATCAAGAAGTCGCTGAAGGACACCAAGGGCGTCGGCAATTTTAGATCCATGTTCGTCCATTTGCCCAACGGTAAAAAGGACGCGATTCAGATCCTGCACCCGGGCGAGGCGTCGGCGAAGGATGAGTTCGTCGGGATCAAGAACACGACCCGCGACGATGTCCTGGCCGCGCACCGTGTGCCGCCCCAGCTGCTGGGCGTCGTGCCGGCGAACGCCGGCGGCTTCGGCGACGTCGAGAAGGCGGACGAGGTCTTCTATCGCAACGAGATCCAACCGCTGCAGCAGAGGTTCCTGGCTATCAACGACTGGCTGGGGCTGGAGGTGGTGCGGTTCAAGGCGCGCGAGACGGCAAAGGGTTGACGGCTACTCGCGATACCGGAGCGGTTCGGAAGAGCCACATTCCAGAAGTCGATCAAGCGCGTGGGTCGCTTAGGGGGCGAGAACTTGGGCGTCAGAGCTCGGCATCCATTTCGATCAGTAGATCGAACAGGTCGCCAGGCCAGAGATCGACGTGAAGGATGTGGTTGCCGTTGTTGGACGGGTCATAGGACAGGCCCTTCCATGTCACTGCTTGGGCGTTTGCGTTCTGAAAATTAATCCTGCCGCCATGTGCCATGGCGTTCCGAACGACCCGCGCGAAGTTCCACACATTTGGCCAGCCGGACGGCTGTTCGCCGTAGTTGGCCTTGATGATCCCGATGTGGCGTTCGTAATAGTTGGTGCCTAGGGCTTGCCCCATCGTATGCAGTAGGCCTCCGACGCTCCCTAGGGCCAGCGGCCCTGCTGGAATGGGAGGGGGAAGGATCGCCCGCTCAAAATGTATCGGTCCAGCTGGCAGATTTGCAGTCAGCTTGGACATGGTAGGGAAGGGGATCCATGTCCAGCGAGCGGACGACTGCTTGCAGTCCAAAGCTACGGTATCCTGCTCGCCATATGGTTTGGCCTGACCGCCATTCCACGCTTCTGCGGCCATCGCGAAACCAAGAAGCGAGACGAGATATGCGTCGAAATCCGGCGCGTAGCGCTCAGTTTCGGAAATGATCGCCGTCTGACTGGGGGATTGCGGCGCGGATTCCGTTCTGAGGCCGACAACAAGGCGAGTGATGGGCATCTGTTTTTCCGAAGCAGCGTCTTAGCGATCTTCGTTCAGTTAGATGAAAAAGATGGGCACCGAAAATCCAATCGACCGTGGTGCGATTTGAAATTTGCAGATCGGGCTCTGCATTGTCCACGGGTTTGGAACAAATGCAGAACAAATAGCTTGAGCCCAGCAGGCCCGGCGCCGTAGAGCGGCGTCGGGTCGGTCGGCTGGTCTGGAGCTGCACCGTGTGCGCTGAGAATAGAGTTTTGGTCCCTTTGATGGGGCGGTCGCTGTGTGCCGGCTTTCCATCGCCGGCAGACGACTATGTCGAGGAGGCGCTGGATCCCGCGCGCCTGATTATCACCAATCCGGCCTCGACCTTCATGTGGCAGATCACGGGCAGCAGTCTGATCAGCAAGGGCGTCAATGACGGCGATTATGCCGTGGTCGACCGCTCGCTGACGCCAAAGGCCGGCGACGTCGTCGTGGCCGTCATCGACGGCCTGCCCAGCGCCAAGCACGTCGTGCGGTTGCGCGGCGGTCGTCTGGCCCTGGACTACGCCAACCCAGCGATGGGGCCGCTGATCCTGGACGAGGCGAGCGAGGCGATGATCTGGGGCGTCATCACCTGGACGCTGACGCCGCATCGACCGGCGCCGAGATGAGCGGGCGGGTTTATGCCCTGTCGGACGGCAATAGCTTCTACTGCAGCTGCGAGCGGGTCTTCGATCCGAGCCTTGAGCATCGGCCGGTCATCGTCCTGTCGAACAACGACGGGTGCGCGGTCGCACTCACGCCCGAGGCAAAGGCGCTGGGTATCAAGATGGGCGCGCCCTGGTTCCAGATCCGGGAGCAGTGTGAGGCCCAGGGCATCGTCGCCCGGTCCTCGAATTACGTCCTCTATGGCGACATGAGCCGGCGGGTGAATGAGATCTATCGCCTGTATGCCGCCGAGGTGGAGGTCTACTCCATCGATGAGTCGTTCCTAGACCTCAGCGACGCGCCGGACCCGGCGACGCTGGCGCGCGAGATGCGGGCGACCGTGCGGCGCTGGACGGGGATCCCGACGCGAGTGGGGCTCGGCCCGACCAGGGTTCTGGCCAAGGCGGCGAACCAGCTGGCCAAGAAGCGGCCCGAGCTCGAGGGCGTGTGCGATCTGACGACCGCAGAAGCGCGGGACCGGCTGTTGCCGCTGCTGGAGATCGACGACGTGTGGGGTGTCGGCCGGGCCTCCGCCGCGAAGTTGATGGCTGCCGGCGTGAAGACCGCTGCAGATCTGCGCGCCATGGATCCGCGCACGGCGCGCTCGATGCTGACCGTGGTCGGCGAGCGCCTGGTGCGCGAGATGAACGGCGTGCTGTGCCAGGAACTCGAGCTCGAGCCGCCGGTGCGACAGGGCATCGCCGTGACCCGATCCTTCGGCCGACCGATCACCGCCTTGCCCGACATGCTGCAGGCGACGGCCTTCTACGCCACCAGGGCAGGGGAGAAGCTGCGCAGGCACGGCGTGGTCGCGTCGCATATCCGCGTCTTCATGCACACGAGCCGTTTCGCGGACGGGCCGTCGCGATCTGTGTCGGGCCTGGCCCGGATGGTGGAGCCGACGTCCGACACGCTCGAGCTCGTGCGCGCAGCATCGGAGGCGACGCGCCGGCTGTGGGCGCCAGGCTTTCGCTACGCGAAGGCGGGCGTGATGCTGGATGACCTAGTCACGCCTGATCTCGCGCCGCGGACGCTGATCGACCGGCCTGACCCCAGGCGTGAGGCGCTGATGGGCGCGATGGATGACCTGAACCGCCGCTTCGGCCGAGGGGCGCTGTTCCCTGCACAAGCCGCGATCGACCGGCGCTGGTCGCTAAAGGCCGACATGCGTAGCCCAGCCTATACGACCCGACTGTCTGAGACGCCGATCGCGGCTGCTTGAGGGGCGTGGGGCAAGAACGCCCCCCGGAGCGTCGCTGACGGGCAGGAGGTTCTGCAGGCGCGTCAGTATGGATCGGCCATCCGCGCCCGGCAGGCGGCCAGGGGAGCCCCAATCGAGGCCAGCGCGGTGCCGATCCAAACGCCGCGCTTTTCCCCCCGCCTCGCCCGCGGGCTTTCTGCGACGGATTCATTGCAGCCTGACAGTGGGATATTTCCCAATCAGGCCAACGCTGAATTTGGGGATTGGCACCCCTTCATAGCCTTGCGGATTCTTGCAGACGCAAACCGAAGGGGTGCCGCTGTACCGCTATCCGTTCTTCATCCACGCCTCGCTCAGCGATTGATTTTTAATAAGCAGGTTTCTGAACACGGCATTATTCGCTGCAATGACGATCAAGCGGTCATTGCCAGAAAGTATCTTATTCACATGCTCGAAAAGCTGGTCAGTACTCCCGGAGTAGGCGACGTACCAGACTGTCTCAAGGATTCGGCCCCTGGAAACACCAAGGGTCGCCAGATGATCGTCCATCTGTTTGTGGGTCGGAGTCGATCCGTTGAGATCGTAGCTTACGATGTAGTTAGCCAT